GTCCTGCGGGAATTCGGTGTTGAGGTAGTTCTGCCAGGAGGAGCTAATCCATTTTATCGCCATGCTACCACTTACTCATCGCCCCGGCGACCGCGCGTGCGAGGTCTTCCGTTTGCCAAATGCTGCCGTTGACGTAGATGTTCACGCCGCCCGCGCCACCCCGCCCCAACGGAACCACGGCCTCGGGGCCGGCCTCTCCTATCATCGCCAGCGTGGGACGGGTTACGATGCCGCCAGCGGCCATATGGGGAAGCTCGACGCCGCCACGGACATTAGCAGCCCCCGACCCCGTTATTACCCCGCTGCTGAATGCAGAGACGCCGGCCACGCCAAGCCACAATGCAACCATCGGCCAGTTCTGTGCTACCGCGGCGCTCGCCGCCGCCTCCAGGGCCAAGGTCGAGAGCATACTTAATAGTTGCTGCGCGATTTGTCTCAGCCCACCGGCCATATCGCCCGAAGCGAACGCCTCGCCCATGGTTTCTGCCGCGCTTACAAGCAGCCCGAAATACTTCGCGTAATTCGGGTAAAGATCATCCTCGATAACGGCGGCCATCTCCTCCGCGTTATCGATGTCCTCTTCGCTCGGCCCCCACGTCGATTGCCTTCTGCCGATGCTCTTGGTTACCTTCCCGCGCGAACCCCCCTTGCCCCCGCCGCCGGCAGAGGCGCCACCCCCACCACCAAAGGAGTTGACTTTCCAGAGCCATTCGTACAACCCCGCCATGGCTTCGCTGGTGAGATAGATCTGATCGGTCTGATCCTTCAGTGCCGTGGTAAGATTCTCCGTCCCCTTCACGCCATCATCGGTGGGCTTCTTCGCAGCAGCAATGACTTCGTTCAGGTTGCGAATGGCGACGGTGGAATCGCCGACCGCCTTCTTGTTTGCGTCGAGTGCTGCCTTGGCGGCTTCCGATTGCGTGCGCAGCCATTCGAGTTGCTGCTCGGCCTCGGTCTCCATGCCGGCGGCCCCGCCGGACTTGATGTGCGCTTGCATGTCAAGGTAGTTTTTGTAAGCAGTGTTCAACTTCTCTTGTAGCCCCGGCTGCTGCTCGAGGAGTTTTGCGCGCTCCTTCTCAACCCTCGCCAAGTCAACCTGCGCCTGCTTCAAGCTTTCAATCTGCTTGCGCTCGGTTGTCATGTACTTTTCGGCGATGTTCTGTAGTTCTTTCTGCAATACCCGAAGTTCATAGGTCGCGCTGCCTATGGGGTCGATCATGTCGAGAAATGCTTTGCGGATCGGCGTCAGCACCCCGGCGACGATGGCACCCTGTTCTGCCTTCATCTTCATCATCGCTTCGTTCCAGTGCGTCAAGGAACCGGCGGCGTTCTGCGCCTCGGGGTGCAGCTTGGCGTATGCCTTCTCCATCTCGCCGATTTCCATGGCGAGCTTGCGCGCAACTATAGCCAACCCGCCAAGGTTCATCACCGTCTGGATGGTCTGCCCCAGCTTCCTGATGGGGTCCATCGCACCCTTGACGTTGGCTAATATGTTTATGTAGAGGTTATCGGTTGCCACGCGCCTTCTCCAGCTTTGCGTTCTCCATCGCTACATATTCGCCCTCGACGGCATCCACAACGTCAAACACCCGCGCCGGCTGCTCGGCCCAACCCCCCGAATATTGCCACCCGTACCGCTTCCACCGCCCCCATATCCCCACCCGGTTCAACACATCCATGGTCACGAGTCGCTGGGGGCAGCCCCATACTTCATGCTTGCCAACCTTCCACTTTCTGTTTCCGTCGCATCCCCTGATTGTCTTGTCACGCGGAGTGCAATCGTTGCAGTCGAACTTCTCGCCTTCTGACAACCAGCAGAAGGCGGTGGTCAGTTTTTTAAATCTTCCCGCCCGTTCTGCGAGATGATTTCCGTCACCACTTCGGCGTACAGCCCATCCAATCCCGGGCGCGCGAGAACTTCGGCGGCCTTGGTCAGACTTTCACCGTTGACCTTGAGATTCTTGATTCCCGTGACCGCCGCGCGGAACATCCCCTGCCTGTCGGGGGTAATCTGGAGTTGCCCGTCGGTTGAGAAGTTGTACCCCATGAATCTGTCTCGCTCTCCAGTGGTGAGCATGCGCATCTGGAATACAATGGGCGCGGCGTCTTTCTTGTTGCCGTGCCACTCGGGAGTAAACTCGTACTCCCTGTCGATAGTCAGTTCCATTAGAACCTCGCAATCGGACCGTCAAGTTGAATAGTAATCGCCTCGGTATCCACCGCGCCAACGGCGACGGATGGATTGAAGCTCGAGATATACCCGGCGCACCAGAACCCGGCGCTCGCGTTCTCCCACAACTGCACCAGCACCTTGCTCCCGGCGTTCAGGTGCGACCACATCTCGGTGTCTACGTAGTACCGGTTCAGCGTGAGCGTGGCGCCTTCCTCGATGGCCGTGTACTTCTTCCAGTCGTCTCCGAGCGCCGTCACCTCTGCTGCATTCTTCACTGGTTTCAGCGACCACGAGACAACAGAGGCCAGCGTGGTCATGGTGAGATACGCGCCATCAATAGTCGGCGTGTCCGCTGCCGCCAGCTTCACCCTGCCCGTGTAGTAGTCGATGCCCTCGTCCATCCACGTTGTGTCGATGGTGGCGGCGGCCGAGTGGTTCACCGTGACCGCAACCGCCGGGTCGATGACCTGATGGTCAGTGTCGGTGATCTGGTAGATGTTACCCGCCGCCGAGGTCATGGCCTCGGTGGTCATGGTCGTCGAGGTGGCGTGGAAGTAGACATAGCCGGAGGTGGCCTTATTGATAGCCATTGGCTACCTCCTTATCCAGCGGTATAGCTGAGCGTCCCGTTCCCCATGAAGGTAACAGAGAAGGTGTCGGGCGAGCCGACCGCCGCGTTCTCGCTGTAGTTGGTGACGATGGTGTCACCCGAGAAGTAGCAGCTCGCCGTCTCGTACATCGTCACGCTGGTAACGACGCAATCGCCACTGATGAACTCAGTGCGCAGGCTCGAGGCTGCCGTATCGGTGTTGTCATACTTGGCGTTGACGGTGACCGTCCATCCCTTAGCCAGCGTCAGGTACTTCTTCCAACTATCCCCGAGACTGGTCGCTTCGGCGTTGTCCATCGTCACGGTGAGAGCGGCGCTTTCCACATTCCCGATAGCTGTACCGCTCGTACCGTTAATCTTGACATTGGCAACGGTGAAAGTCTTGATTGCCATTTACTTAGCCTCCATCCGCGTGATTGTAAACATAGTCGATTGCAAACTCCTGATCGTGAATACTGTAGTTTGGAATGCTCCCCTGGTCGGTGATAACGTTCACCGGCCGTATGTCTGTAATGCTGCTGATTTCCGTCATGGCCGTAGCGTTCATCATGGCCTTCTCGATGTCGCGCAGCAGGTCGCTTCGGCTCTGCACCGTCACTCCCGTACGCGAGAACAGGTACGAGGTAACCAGCACAGTCAGCGTTGACTTCATGTCCCCCGCCGAGGTGTCAGGCCTGAAGGTAAACGCCTCCTTGGCCTCGTTCGTGTCGATGGGGAAGGCAGCCGGGAACTTGTTGTTGTCCACTTCCTCCCAGTGCTTGATATTCTCCGATACGAACTTCATGTCGGTCTGGTAGTCGTTGTCTTTCGTGATGTTGGTGAGCGAGGAGACTACGGCGACCATTATCTGCTGGCGTATGCTATTTGCCATAACTATTCAGGAACCCTTCTCGTATGTACTTGAAAACCTCGTCATGCTTCTTATCCAGCGACGGCCGCAGGAACGGACGTTCAGGCATCCCCTCCTCGCCGAACTCGTGCCGTCGCCCATACTTCACATTCGTACCCACCATGGCGCTGACCTTGCCCGGCGTCACCATCACCTTTTTGTTTATCGACCGCCGCAGCGCACCCGACACGACACCCAGCGTGCAGTTCTGCCATGCATACGAACCGTAGCCCATGCCGCGCGGCATTCGTGGTCCCGACAAGTGATGTGTTTTGACTTCGGTAATCACCAGCTCGGCGGCCCGGCGCAGCACCATTTCCAATTCTTTCGGAGCCACCTGCGCCCATCGCATGAGCCGATTCTGTAACTCCTCAACCTGTTCGGTGCCGTTGACTTGGACGACCATCAGCCCACCACGGCTTCCCAGCGACGGTATTTCTTTAGTGCACTTAGCACCGTCAGCGGGATGTCCTTCTCATAGCTGATGCTCTTGTCCCCCACGCTGATGCTGGTCACCCCGACCCGCTTATCGGTGTTCCGCTTGTACCAGAACGTCACCAGTTCCTTGATGGCGTGCTGCAGGTCCGCAGGCACCGTGGTATACCCACCCGTGTAGGTAATCTTCACCGACTTCGGACCCGTCGAGAACACGTCCCCATCAGTGACCACCGTGCCCTTCATGGCATAGTAGACGTAATTATCTGCGTCCATCAGGTCGCCGGCCGCATATGCCCGGTCGGGGTCCACGTAAATCGTGCTAACGGTGGAGATGGGGTAAGCAAGCACATGGAGTATGCGCGTCCCATCTCCATCGTAGTATTCCGTCCGTGCTGTCGAAAGGAACCGCGAGACGCCGTTATCATCCAGCCCGCGCTGGCAGTAGTCTGCAGCAAAGGTGGATGCGGCATTGATGAGCAGGTCGCACTCCGATTCCTCGGTGGAGCTGGTGGTGATACCAAGGTAACTGTTCATGCTGGTAGTGCTGACCAGCGCCACTTTGGAGTCGAGGTTTGCGCTCATTTCTGTTTCACCTGTTCAGGCCGCACCATCTTGTCTCGCGGTGATTTCTTCAGCTTCTTTTTGGGGCAGAGTTTCCTCTCCCCCCTGCTAACATTGATAATCATTAGACGTTGATGTACCCGAAGCTCACGAAGTCAAGCTCGGCCGGCTGCGAGCCGGAATTATCCGAAACCTCGACGCGCATGGGAGAACCCTTGCTCGCGCCGAAGAAGATGCCCGGCTCGTGGTACTCGGCCTCCTGAACCCCCTCCGCGCCCTGGTCCCAGCGGCAGTGCCCCGCGCCCGTAGTGCTGAACAGCGCAAGATAGTACACGCTGTTTCCTGCGGCGGCGCTATCGGTCAGCGCCGTGGTCAGCGGGATGCTCGTGGTCGAGGCCGTGGACTTGATAGTGGTGAACTGATACGTGCCATCATCCAGCACGATGCAGACATTCCCGTCCGTGGCGGGAGTGTTCGTCATGGTCGTGACGGTAATGGCGGTTGCCCCCGACGCGGCAGCGGTGCCAATCGTGGTGTCTTCCATGGAGCGCATGAAGTAAGCGATGGCCGGAACCACGCTGTCAGTCTCCTGGAAGGCGAACCCCGTGATGGCAAGGCGCTTGCCGGGTTTCCCTGAGATGTTCCGAGCCGCGTTAGTCCCCGTGGCACTACCCTTGGTGTACCCGTAAGACCCTACGGCTTCCAAATAAGCATTAAGACCCATAGTTCATTACTCCTTCAGACGTGCCAATGTTTCAGGCGTGCCAGTATTTCAGGCGTGTCAGTATTAGGATGCAGCCGTTGCGATGGTCACGAATGCGGCCGGGATTCCAACCGTGAAGGCCCAGCGCGCGCGACCCCTGAAGAGAACCTCATCATACTGAACAGCATAAGCCGTCTGGTCGAACACCTTGAACTCGACCCCAAGGCGGTTACCCCACAACATGTGCTTGGGATTCCCGAACCAGACAAACTTGGTGCTGACATCGGACGAGGAAGCGGGAACCATTCCGTCGCTGATGATGTACGGATACCCGCACAGCGAGCCGGGCTGAGTACCGGTCGGCTGCTGGACGATATAGTTACCGTTGGCATCCTTCAGCTTGCGCAGAATGTCGAACACGGTGCAGTGGAAGCACCACACGCCACCGACCCGCTTATTGACCGTAGTCAGCTTGGCAATGGCGTCATAGAGATCATCGACCTTGAGATCGCTGAACGTTTTCTCTCCTGCACCCATAACGAGAGCATTGCTGGCACCCGAGAGAATACCAGTGTGCGGAGAGCCGGAGCCCTGACACACCTGGTAGTCGAACTCATAGCCGAACGCCTCACCGAACAGGTCGCGATAATGAGCCGCAACGGGAACCATGGAATCCTCAGCCAGTTCCTCGGTCACGCCCGACCACATGATCCCCGGGTATTCGGTCAGGGTTTTGTAGGTGAAGGTCGGCGTGGTTTCGGTATTCGCGGTTGACTGTAGGGTTTTCCACGTCACGCTCGCAGCGGCATCCTCGGCAGGATAAATCTTGGTGTGGGAGTTCATGGGAACTTCACGCACCTGACCCATGAGCTGCGACGCCTGCTTGGCAACACGCAGAATCTCGGCCGCATACTCGACGGGGATTAAGTAGGACCCGGTAATCGCATCTGAGTAGAGCGGGGTTCCGAGGTCATCCTTCTGCACGATATTATCGCCCTGGCCCCATGCCTTAGACTGATCAGGGCTCAGCGCGCGTCCACCCTGCCCATACTTCTCCAGGCCGTCCTTGTCGTGCTTGATCATGGCCTGGAGATACTTGCCGAACCGATACAGCGTCCCCTCCTTGGTATCCTTAGTGCTATACTTCTCCACCCAGTTCTTGGAGGTGACCTCGGCCAGCTTCGCGCGCATCTCCTCG